CGGGGAAAATTACTTGGACTTGGAAAAGAAAAACAAAAATCAATTTGATGGGAGAATTGTGCTGATGATTATTGCATGTATTGTGTTATATGCTATTACACTTGTACTTATTTTTAGTTCACCTTAGAAACTATTTGAACTGTTTTAAATGAAAGAAATATTTTCGAAGCAAAGGACGAAATGTTAAAAATTCTTAAACGGTTTTTGTGCCTTTTCTGTTTTTGAAGCTCATAAATTCCCTACCGATTTGCGGCGGGGAATTTTCTTTAAAAGCATGGTTCAATGATGCTGTTTAGTCCCTGTTTTGCAAATCGGGGACTAATTTAGTATTGAATAAATCCATCATTCGGTCGGCTTGTTCGTTTGTCATATATTCTTTTTCAATTTGTTCTAAAGTATCGGAGCCGGTGTAAACCCGGTGAGAATTTACAAGTTTGTAAGAGGTATAGTTTTTCCAATTTATCAGGTCAATAATATTGACGCCTAAAGCGGTTGCAATATTTTGCACTTTTTGAAAAGGAATATCATTCTCATTTGCTTCGTAATAAGCGATCATTCGTTTAGATATGCCGCTTTTACCCGCAAGTTCTTCTTGTGTTAATCCTTTTCTTTTGCGAACACCTTTAATATTTACTGAAATATTTTGCATTTTTAGTGCAATATCTTGCATTTTTTTTATATCTTTACACTATTAAATTAATACAAATTTAGAAAATATCATGGAAGAAGTAGTAAAAGATTGCCAAAAAAGCAATAAAATGACCTTGGAGGACTATTATAATAGTCTGCCAAAACAGACGAGCCCCAAAAGCGACTTTATAAGAGAGGTCGCAGAGAGGTGTGATCTATCAGAACAGACTGTCCGTTTTTGGATCTACAAGAAATTCAAACCGAGCAGGAAAGAGTTTTACCGGGTACTGACAGAAATGACAAATATACCTGAAGAAGATTTATTCGAATGATTAGAAATTACGAGAGGATTAAATGTCCGAGAATGGCAGAATGTAAATATCATAGAATTATTTGCTTGCCAAAATTTAATTCCCGATTATCGGAAAGAGAGAAAGAAGTTATGAGTTTTTATTTCAATCATGTTCAGACAGAGGAAATTGCCGAAAGATTATTTATTTCCATTCACACAGTAAATAACCATCGAAAAAATTCACTGGCAAAACTTCGCCTGCATAGTCTTGAAGAGTTTCAGGATTATGCCCATAAAAATAACCTATTTTAAAAACCAAAAAGATGGACAAATTTAATTGGGACACAGAGTTTAACACTTCGGAACACTTGATGATTCACACTTTTACCGATAGGGTAAAAGTAGTAACTAACCTGAAAAACCTAACGATCTGTTATATGAAAGATGGTGAAGTTATTGACAGAATCGATTGCAGCGAAATGACGCTGACCGATTACGAAAGATACCTTGGTGGTATCGCAAGATGTGCCGAAACCCTAAAAAAATTCAGTTATGGTTGATCCGGATACTCCTCTTTGGCAGTTAACGGTTCGCCAGTTCCTGGAATTACAAGAACAGAAACCAGAACCGGAAATAAAGACTGAAAAAAAGTATGTCTATGGAATTTCTGGTATTGCTGAACTGTTTAACTATTCGAAGGTGACCGCGAATTCAATTAAACAAAGTGGCAAAATTGATAAAGCGATTACTCAAATTGGAAGAAAAATAATTGTTGATGCCGAGCTTGCCTTAAGCTTGGCGAGTAAATAACTTAAAATCGTATAGAATGAAAATGTATTTAAAAACGCTGAATGTCAGCGATTGGAAAGGATTTAAAAAAGAGTCCTTTGAATTTGGCCCGGAAGAAAACTTTCTGGCCGGTGCAAACGGAACCTGCAAAACAAGTGTGTTCGCTTCGGTGGTCTGGCTCCTTTACGGAAAAGACAACTTCGACAGAGCAGACTTCCAGATCAGGCCGCTTGACGAAAACGGAGAACCAAAGCACAAGCTTAACAGCGAAGTTGAAGGGTTGTTTGTTATTGACGGCAAAGAGCTTCGTTTAAAAAGAGTTTACTGCGAAAAGTGGACAAAACCGAAAACCAAAACAGAGGAGGTTTACGATGGGAATACGACTGAGTATTACATCAATGATGTTGGGGTTTTGAAAAAAGACTACGATGCAAAAATTACTGAAATCTGTTCGGAACAGGTTTTCAAGGCCGTGACAAATCCGCACTACTTCCCTACTCTTACGAAAGACGACCAGAGAAAGATTCTTTTTTCAATGGTTGAGAACATCACGGATCAGCAGGTGGCCGAAGGAAACAAAGATTTTCAGGAACTTTTAAAAGAAGTTTCCGGGTTTGATTTTGATACTTTCAAGAAAAACCTGAATGCGAAAAAACGGAAAGTTCAAGAGGAACTGGACGATATCGATCCGAGAATAAACGAATTGAACCGGAACAAGCCTGAGCCTTTAAATTGGAGCCAGATTGAAAAACAAGTAAAATCCAAAGAAGAAAGGATCGCTGAGATTGAATCCGTAATCAATGATTTAGCCAAAAAAAGCGAAAAGGACAATCAGCGAAGATTGGACATTCAGCAAAAAATTAACGGATTACAGTTGTTGAACCAGCGCCTTGAGTCAGACGAAAGAAACAAAAAGTCCCGGGAAATTGAAGCTTTGGAAAATCAAATCCAAGACACAAAAACAGCGATTGCCAACAAACAGAGAGACGGTAAATCAAAACAGGCCCGGTTGGAATACTTGTTACCTGAAAAAGAGAGGTTACTCAAAGATCGCGAAAAACTGCTGGCTGAATACAATAAAATCAATTCAGAATCTTTGGTTATAAAAGAAGGTTCTTTTGATTGCCCGATGTGTAAACGTCCCTTAGAAGTGGACGACATCGAAGCAAAACAGCAGGAAATGGCTGAATCTTTTAATCGTGCCAAATCCGAGAAAATTTCGCTTAATGTTGCAAAAGGCAAAGGGTTGAGATCGCAAATTGAACTGATTGACCAGGAGCTTGCAGAAATCGGAGAAGTAAAAATTGAAGATGTTTCAGGATTGGAGAAAAAGTTGGAAAGTTTAAAGAAAGAACTTGAGCAACTTGAGTCTAAAACTATTCCGGCGACGGACCAGCAGAAAGCGAATGAAGCGAAAATTGCCGAATTGAAAGAGAAGTTAAGCGATGGTGAAAACTCCACACCAGACCGAGAATTGACAGAGGAAAAGGAAACCCTTAAAGGTGAAATCAAGACTTTGAATTCCGACCTTGCAAAAAAGGAATCCATCGAAAGGACAGAAACCAGAATTGCAGAGCTTAACCGTCAGAAAACTACTCTCAATCAAGAGAAGGCAAATTTGGAAAAGACTTTGTTTGTGATGAAAAACTTCGAGGACACCAAAAGTCGGGAATACGAAAAGAGAATTAACGACCTGTTTTCTCTGGTTCAATTCAGGCTGTTTAAAAAGCAAGTTGACGGACAGGTAGTTCCTGATTGTGAATGTATGGTTGACGGAGTTTTATACTCAACTCAGAACAATGCCTTACAGATTGCATCGGGGTTGGATATTATTAAAGCAATCAGTAAGCATCGGAATATGTACGCTCCAATATTTGTGGATAATCGCGAGTCTGTGACCGAACTTCCAAAAATGGAAACTCAGGTTATTAATCTGGTTGTTGATCCTGCTTACAAAAAACTCACCTTTTTGAAACAACCTGAAAAACAGGGAGTTTTACTCTAAAAAATTTAAGTTAAATGTTGCTTATTAAGCAACATTTAGCTATCTTTACATAGTTACTTAAATCTCAAAAGAATAGAACATGAATCGTAAACTGGTTTATTTTGACCGATATGGATATGAGAAGGCCAAGAAAAGTACAGAAAGATACTTAAAAACAATTAATGAAATTGCAAGCGAATATAACAATCTTGGTATAGGAGAAATTGGAAGAGGTGTATTACTTAGTATTTTTCGCCTTGACTTTACTGAAATTCGCGAAATCATTAAAAAACAAGCAGGAGATAAAAAATTTTCTCTTTTCGCAAACTTTAAAACTAAAGTTAGAAAACTGGCTGATGAAAATCATGATGCCAGATATGCTCTGCAATACTGTATTAATAAGAATGGAAAATTTGAGTTTGATGCAAGGGCTGTGAGAAAACTGTATTCAATTTTTGCTAAAAACGAGAAGGACCTTGAGAGATTGCGTATTATTGAAAATATCGTAAATGAATACAACGCCCTATTGAACACATTCGGCAATCCACTTGTTCGCGAAGATTTTTTACGGAACCCCCACAATTTTATTGATAAAACTAAAAACGGATTTAGAGTGAATTACAAAAATTTAAAATATTTCATTCATTAACCTTAAATATAAAATCGCATGGAAAACAAAGTATCAAAACGTGGCGTTGACGTACTGAAAGGAATTCTGGCAGCAGACAGTGTTCAGGACCAGTTTAAAAATGCCTTAAAAGAAAATTCAGGTGCTTTTGTGGCATCTGTAATTGACCTGTATAACTCTGACAAGGGACTGCAGGAGTGTGAACCAAAAACGGTAGTAATGGAGGCTTTAAAAGCAGCCGTGATGAAACTGCCAATTAATCGTGCATTGGGCTTCGCGTATATCATTAAATTCAATAACTCGGTGAGGCTACCGGACGGGACCTATAAGAAAGTTCCGACACCTACATTCATGCCGGGTTATAAAGGGTATATTCAATTGGCAATGAGAACAGGCCAGTACCGGAATATTAACTCTGATATTGTGTACGAAGGCGAGTTGAAGTACAAGAACAAGTTGACCGGGGAAATCAGTTTCGACGGTGAAAAAACCAGCGACAAAGTAGTGGGCTATTTTGCCTATTTTGAACTGACAAACGGATTTTCAAAAACCCTGTACATGGATTTGGAGTCCATGGCAAAACACGCCAAAAGGTTTTCTCCGAGTATCAAATCAGACAAAAGGGTGACCGTTCAATCCTTAATGGCAATGGCCGGAAAAGATTCATCTGGTCTTGGCTGGACTGGTGATTTTGACAGCATGGCCTTAAAGACAGTCCTCAGAAATCTACTTGCAAAATATGGGTATCTTTCAGTTGATATGCAAAACGCTTTATCAAGTGATATCGGCTCTGATTCAATGAGCGACAGAAACAGTCTGGTCGAGAACACCGAAGCAGAGATTATTGACCTTGAGGAAGAACCGGAAAAGAAAAAAGAACCGCAGGAAACCCCTTATTAAATGAAGTTAGAAGTCCTTGGTTCATCGTCAGCAGGCAATGGATATATAATTCAATCCGAAACGGAAGCTCTTATATTAGAGGCCGGAGTAGGATTGCATTATATAAAGCAAGCATTGGAGTTTAATATTTCAAAGGTAAACGCTTGTATAATTACTCACCAACATTTAGATCACTGTAAGTATGCAGACAAGTACGAAAAGGTATTTCCGACATTCGCACCGAGATCAGTAATCGAAAGAAAAAACCTGAAAAACACCGTTGAACCAATCTTGTTTCAAAAAATTCAGGCCGGAAGATTTACGATAATGAGTTTTCCGGCCCATCATGACGTCGAGTGCCTGGGCTACATTATAGGACATCCAGACATAGGAAATCTAATGTTTTTAACCGATAGTTTCATGTGTGATTACAAATTTAAAGGGTTATCTCATATAATGATTGAATGCAATTATAATGACGTAGCTCTTATTGACGCAATCGAAACCGGAAGAACAAGCGGTTATCAAAAAGACCGGCTAATGACTACTCACATGGAACTGGCAACAACGAAAAAAACGCTGTTGGATCAGGATTTGTCAACCGTGCAAACGGTTACCCTGCTCCATCTTTCGAGTGAAAATTCAGACGAGAATCTAATGAAAAGGGAGATTGAAAGCGCAATAGGGAAAAGGGTTTTTGTTGCAAAAAAGGGATTGAGTATTGAACTAAATAAAGAACCGTATTAAATAAAAACAATATGAAAAAATTGCATCATCCCAAATTAATAAATATTGTCAATTTCTAAAAGACATATTGGAAAACGAACAATTGGATGATAAAACTAAACACGGAACTGGCTGACAGTTAAATTTTTATGTTCTTTTATGGAATTTATATTGCTTATTAAGCAATAATTTCATAGTTTTACAATGTTACAAATCGGAGTGGACTCCCGGTTAAAAATATTACACCTCTTTCTTTTTTGGTCAGCAGAGTCCACCTACCAATTAAGATTGAGGTTTTTTTGGCACTTAAACCGAATTATATATGATATTAATTCCAGCAATTCTTGCATCCTTTCGTAGTCTAAAAGACAAAACAATTAAGATTGAGTTTGAAACCAACGAGCTTTCCCCTGAGCAACTTGCCGAAATTGGTTTAAATAATCAGTCCTTTGGATATCTGGCTTTTAAGAAAGACAATTTCAAAAGCGAGCAGCTTAAAGTGATTGACGAGCTAAAGGCAGATTATGAGGACAAGTCTAAAACCCCATCAAAGCGATTGCGCGATGTTCTGTTTATCGCTTGGAAGCAGCACCCGGAGTCTTACGGTGAATTCGAGGATTATTACAGATATAAGATGGAGAAATTCATCAATCATGTGAAGTCAAAATTAGAGTAATATGGGCCTTGAGAATGGATTTATACCTATCAGCAGAAAACTGTTTGAGCATGCTTTTTGGCAAGAGAAGCGAAAATATAGTTATGCAGAAGCATGGATTGATTTAGTCCGAATGGCACGTTTCGAAGAAGATTCAAAAAAAGTTTTGATTGACGGTAGAATGATAGAGATAAAAAGAGGCGAAGTACCGGTATCACTTCGTTATCTTGGTGGATTATGGGACTGGTCTAAAAATAAAACCTCAAAATTTTTGAACACACTTTGCTCCGAAAAAATGATAGAATTAAGGACACAGGAAGGGACAAGGCAAACCATTGTAACTATCTTAAATTACGATACTTATAACAAGCCACAAAGCAAAGACGGGACAAAGAAAGGACAAAAAAAGGACAAACTTGGGACAAACTTGGGACAAACAAGGGACAATACTAATAAAGAGAATAAAGAGAATAAGGAAATAAAGAATCCCTACCCTTTTGTAGAAAATTCATTTAAGGATTGTTTTATGGACTTTTTGGAATATAAAAAATCACGAAAGGAAACTTATAAAAACGAAAAGTCAGTTCAGGCGGCATATAGGAGGCTTGAGAAACTTTCTCGTGGTGATCCGGAGATAGCCAGTCAAATAATTGAGCAGTCCATGGCTAATAATTGGGCCGGACTGTTTGAATTGAAAAACGGAAAATCAAGTTTGCAAACATCAAATTTTAATAACTACAATGGAAACAGAGAATTTAAACGCTTTTGAAAGTTTACTGAACGACATGAAGTCGAGAGGAATGAAAGTTCCCCCGGAAAAGACCATTATTTCAGTAAGGGATTCTGAGAATATTCTCAAGTATTATATGAGGTATTTCATCGAAAGAGAAGGAGTTGAATTTTTGTGGATAGAAGAATACAATGAAGTGGCTGAATGGCTCGGAAACAACAAAGGCAGAGGATTATTTTTATATGGTGTCTGCGGAAAAGGAAAGACCATTTTATCCAGATATGTAATTCCGGCAATTCTGTTAAAGTACTGCAACAGACTTGTTTCTGTTTTTGATATCAATGAGTTGAACGCTGACATTGATTTTGTTCTATCAAAAAAAATAATAAGTCTTGACGACATAGGGACTGAGGAACTGAGTATAAAATACGGAGAGAGGCGCAATGCTTTTGCAGAAGTTGTTGACAACGCCGAAAAGCACGGCAAGCTACTGATTATCTCCTCAAACTTAGACAGCGCAGGATTAGAGCGAATATATGGAGTGAGGGTTCTTGACCGAATAACTCATATTACAAAAAGAGTAGCATTTAACGGAAAAAGCTTTAGGAGATAATGGATACAAAGATTGATAATACAGGATATTCGTTTTCTGAAAGAGAAAACATAAGAGAAATTTACAAGAAAGTTGAGCCAGGAAAACCAATGACACCATATTTGTTTGATTTGAAATTGTCGAACATTGAACATCTTACTTGGAATTTATTGAGAGGATTCCCATACACCAGAAATTTTAAACCCGAATATCCTATTGGAAGATATTTTGTTGATTTTGGAGACCCTGTTCATAAGGTTGCAATTGAATGCGACAGCAAGGAATTTCATAAAGATAAAACCAAAGACAAAAAGAGGCAAGATGAAATTATATCAATGGGATGGAAAGTCATAAGGTTCCCATCGAGCGCAATACTGTCAATGATATATGAAAACAGAATACTTCCACTTTATGAATATGAGGAGATAGACGAATGTCAAATGAAGTCTTTAATCGAGGAAAATAAAGGGAAATGTATTGCCTGCTATTTGATGTCAGACGAATTTAAAAAACTAATGAAAGCGATATGAACGATTTAGAATTTGGAAAATTACCGCCACAGGCAATTGAAACCGAAGAAGCAGTTATTGGAGCAATGATGCTTGAGGCAGATTGTTTTATCAATAATCCGGTAAAAAAGGAATGGTTTTATAAAGAGGATCATCAAAAAATAATTGGCTGTATTGAGGAATTAGTGAAAGATTCCATACCAATTGATTTGATGCAAGTCACCAAAAAATTACATGACAAAGGCCAGTTAGAAGAAGTCGGAGGAGCGACAAGTATAACTCAACTTACACGCCGGGTTGCTTCCGCTTCACACGTTGAATTTCATATCCGAATAATCCAACAGGAGTATGCACGAAGGGAACTGATCCGGATAACTTCGAGAATTAACCAAATGTCTTACGATTCTGCGACAGATATTGACGATATTTTTACAGTCTTGCAATTTGAAATATCCAATATAATGAGTTTCGGAGAGGATACTTCTTCTACTTACAAGCAGGCCACAGATGAAGTAATTGCGATCATTAATTCTGAAATAGTTCCCGGAGTGAAAACAGGGTTCCAAAAATTTGATAAATTTTCTGGTGGGCTTCATGATTCAGATTTGGTGATTGTTGCCGGGGAGACCTCACAGGGAAAAACATCGCTTGCTTTGGCTATCTTGAAACACTGCGTAAAACACGGAACAGCAGCAGCCGTTTATAGTTTAGAAATGCCACAGAAACAATTGGTGGCGAGAATAACCGCTCAGGACACAGGAATAGGTGCAAAGAAAATCATGTACAATAATTTAAGCAAAGAAGAAAAGACTATTGTGATGGAGCAGCTATTGAAACAGCAAAATTTGCCGGTTTACTTTGACGAAACTTCGACAAATGACGTTGACAGGATTTGTACATCAATAAGAAAAATGAAAATAAAGCACAATATCGGCCTTGTGATGGTTGACTTCATTCAGGACATGAAAGGAGCAGACACAGAAGCAGGAATAGCGGATATTGGAAGGAAATTAAAGAATATTGCAAAAGAATTAAATATTCCTATCATAGCAATAAGCCAGTTAGCGAGAGACAAATCAAACCCTGAACCAACCATATCCAGATTGAGAGGATCGGGCCAGTTGGAGGAAAAGGCAGATGTGATTTTACTACTTTACAGGCCCGAAGTTTACGGACGTGATTACTCAGAACCACACGAAGAAGTCCCTGCACTGGGAACGGCCCAGGTGAAAATTGCCAAAGGAAGGAATATTGGTATCGGTTCGTTTATTCTGAACTTCAATAAAAACACAACGAATTTTTGGGACTATGAAGTACCGGAAGAACCGCCAGTCAGTTTCTATGAAAAGGAAGCAGATATTTCAGCGAATGTAAATTTTGAAACGAAAAAAATTATGCCTTTTTAATAAAAAACTATTGCTTTATAAGCAATATTTACTATCTTTATACTGTTATCTTAATCAAAGTTCATTGGAATGCTTATTTACCCATTATCAGCAAACGTGCCGAGGGTAGTTTACATAGAGGTTTTGATTATTGTTTTTGGTATTCCGGAAATAATCGGAAACCCAAAACCAGCGTACACCCGTATTTTTGAAGGACCAGATTATTAAGCTGAAATTCTTCATGGCACGTTTCCGGATTAGCTCA